TACAACGGCCCCCGCCGCACGACGCCCCGCCGGTCGAGCGCGACCCAGAACCATCAGGCGTTCCCTTTCGGTGCGCCGTTGAAGGGGATCGATGTCACCCAGCCGCTGCCTGGGGGCGATCCGCAGACCGCCATCCGGCTGGAGAATCTCATCCCCCGCGTCCTGGGGTGCCAGATGCGCAGGGGCTTCCTGCGCTGGGTCAGCAACCTCTCGGGCGAGGTCCGCACGCTGCTGAAGTACCAGTCGCCGCTGGGGGTCAACAAGCTCTTCGCCGCCACCGCTGCCGGCGACCTCTACGACGTGACCACCTCGCACCCGTCGAGCTTCGTCCCGACTCCGGTGCTGAACGTGCCGACCGGCACGCCCGTGGGCGACTGGGTGTCGCTCAACTTCGCTACCAATGCCGGCGTCCACGTCATGCTGATGGTGAGCCCTGGGGCGGGCTACTGGATTTACGACGGCACGACGTTCACCCACATCACGCTCGGGGCCGGAGCCAACCAGATCGCCGGCATCGACCCTGCGCTCTTCAGCTTCGTCACGGTCTTTAAAGATCGGGTCTGGTTCATCGAGAAGGACACCACCAGGGCGTGGTACTTGCCGTTCGGGCAGTACGCTGGTGCGGCCACGCCCTTCGACTTCGGCTCGATGCTGCCCAATGGCGGCAGCCTGCAGGCACTGATCAACTGGACCTACGACGGGTCGAGCGGCGTAGGCGTCAACAACCAGTTGATCATCATCGCCAACCAGGGCGACGTCCTGGTCTACGGTGGCGACGATCCCGACGTGGCCGGGCAGTTCCAGGTGATCGGTCGCTGGTTCATCGGCCGCATCCCGACCGGCAACCGTTTCTTCTCCAACTACCAGCAGGACGTATCGATCCTGTCCGAGCGCGGCATGTGCTTCATGTCCGAGCTTATGCGCGGCGACGGCCTGTGGCAGAACCCGCAGATCGCGTCGAACATCAACTCTGCCCTGGCGGTCGAGATCGCCGGCTCGCTCGACGTGCGCTGGTGGGAGATCTGCTTCCTGCCGCACGAGCAGTTGCTGATGATCAACCGTGCCGAGATCAACATCGAGAACCTGCAGTGGGTCTACGAGGTCAACAACAAGGCGTTCGCCATCCTGCGTGGCTACCCGATGCTGACCGTCATCAGCTTCAACGGCAAGACGTTCTCGGGCGATCTTGCCGGCAACATCTGGCTGTGCTTCGAGGGCGGCACCGACGGGCAGGTCGATGCCGTTCCTGGTGCCGACCTCCAGGGCGTGGTCGTCACCGCCTTCCAGCCGCTGGGCGAGGCGATCCGGGTCAAGCGGTTCCTGATGGTGCGGCCGAGCTTCATCTCCGACTCGGCCCCAGGCGTCCAGGCCGGGATCAACAGCGAGTGGAACCTGGAGATCGGCGGACCCGTGCCGGCTTACCTGGGCGCGGGCTCGGGTGCCTGGGACGTCGGCTTGTGGGACTACGCCGTCTGGTCCGGCTCGGGGCAGAACTTCGAGGCGTGGACGGGGGCGGCCGGCACAGGCCGCTACGGTGCCCTGGCGATGAAGGTGCGCGCCTCGGCAGACACCCTCTTCGTCGGCTGGCAGGCTCTCGTGGAACCTGGAGGTGTACTGTGATCGCCACCAAGCCCCAGACGCCGCTTGCCATCTGGCTGTGCGAGCGCATCGGCTACACGCCGACGCCGCACTTCTTCTGCATCGGCTCGGTGTCCGACCTCGACCCCAACATCCTGCGCGGCGTGGTCGGCTACGACAACTTCAACGGCGCAAGCTGCATCATGCACATGGCCGGCGAGCCCGGCTGGATCGACAAGCGGATGCTGCACGCCTGCTTCGACTACCCGTTCAACGTGATGGGCTGCGATCAGGTCCTGGCACTCGTGCCGAGTGACAATGCCGTGGCCCTGGACATCGACAAACGCCTGGGCTTCTCCGTCGTTGTCGAGCTTGAAGGTGCGCACCCGGATGGCTCCCTTGTCCTGATGCGGATGCGCCGCAACGAATGCAAGTGGCTCTCGCCACGGAGGACCCACTGATGGGCAAGAAATCGCAGCCGCCGCCGCCCGACTACACCGCAGCAGCCGAGAAGACTGCGGCGTCGAACCAGCAGGCGCAGACCGCCGCCGACTGGGCGAACCGTCCGACCCAGGTCACGCCCTGGGGGACGCAGTCCTGGTCGTCGCAGCAGCAGGTAGACCCTGCGACCGGGCAGAAGGTGACGGCCTGGACGCAGAACACGTCGCTGGACCCGAAGCTCCAGGCCGCGCTGGACGCGCAGCAGAACGTGGACATGAGCAAGAGCCAGTTGGCTCAGGCTCAGATCGGCCGGGCTGGCGAGGCGATGGCGCAGCCGTTCGACTGGCAGAACCTCGCCGCCAAGGGTGGCTCGGTCCAGGCCGGCAACCTCGACCCGAATGCCTTCCAGACCCAGGGCGCGGGCCAGGGGATCATGTCGGGCTTCAACAACGCCGGCCCGGTGCCGGATGCTGGCGGCGACATGGGGCGGCAGCGCACCGAGCAGGCGTTGATGGCGCGCATGGCCCCGCAGAACGCGCAGCAGCAGTCGCAACTGGAGGGCAAGCTGCAGAACATGGGACTGACCCGTGGCAGCGAGGCGTGGAACCGCGAGATGCAGCGCATGGGCGACACCCAGTCGCGGCAGGCATTCGACGCCATGCAGACCGCCGGCCAGGAGCAGCAGCGCAACTTCGAGATGGGGATGCAGGGCCAGGGGCAGCAGTTCAACCAGAACCTGCAAGGGGCGCAGTTCGCCAACCAAGCGCAAGCCCAGGGCTTCGGGCAGAACCTCGCCGCCAACCAACAGAACTTCGGGATGATGGCCGGCGCGGGGCAGCAGAACTTCAACCAAGCACTGCAGTCCAGCCAGTACCAGAACCAGTTGCGCCAGCAGGACATCGCCGAGCAGACCCAGAAGCGGCAGATGCCGCTCAACGAGATGAACGCCCTGCTCACCGGAGCCCAGGTCAACATGCCCACCATGCCCGGCTTCACGCCCTCGCAGTCCGCTGGCGGCGTGAACTACTCCGGCGCGGCCGGGCAGCAGTACAACGCCCAGATGGACGCGAGCAATGCTGCAGCGCAGAGCCAGCAGGGGATGATGTCGGGCATTGCCGGCATTGCCGGCGCAGCGGCGATGGCATTCTGATGAACGTCCTGCAATTCTCCGGGGGCATCGACTCGCTCGCCTGCCTGCTGCTGCTGGCAAACGAGCCTGGGCTCGTGGTGGTCACGGTGCAAACCGACGGAAGCTACGAGGGCACCACCACCTACCTGGACTTCCTGGAGCAGCGGTTCAGCCATCTGCGCTTCGCCCGCGTCCTCTCGCATCGGCACATTGCCGACTTCGGCCGTCCGGTGGACGTGGTGCCCCTGCGCTACACCGCCTACGGGCAACTGTCCACGGGCGGCGACGACGTCCGCTACCAGGACTACTTCTCGTGCTGCAACCGGGCCATCTGGGGGCCGCTGGACAAGATCAGCCGCGAGCTTCACCCCGAGACGATCTACCGGGGGCAGCGCGACACCGACCGCCAGCGCGCACCCATCAGGGATGGCTTTAAAGACGGCTCCGGGGTGACAATCCGTTTTCCCATCGCCTCGTGGACCCGGGACGACGTGGTCAGCTACGTCATGCAGCAGGCACCCGACCTGATGCCCCCGGGCTACGAGCGGGGCGAGAGGACGTCCAGGGACTGCTGGGACTGCACGGCGTACCTGGAAGACAACCGGCAGCGGATCGCCAACCTGCCCGAGCAGAAGCACCAGTTCGTGATGAAGCTACTGAACCGCTGGCGCGACGACGTCGCCGAAGGCATGGGAGATTGAAATGGACATGACCAACCAAGCGAACAACGACGCCCTGATGCAGTACCTGACGGCGCAGGGTGCCAACGAAGGCCAGCAGCAGAACATCATGCGCCAGCAGGCACTGGTCAACCAGTTGCGGCAGAACGCCGCGACGCCGCAGATGCGCGGCGGCGGCGGCCGCGTCCAGACGGCGGCGCACCCGCTGGAGTTCCTGTCCAGCGTGCTGGGCCAGGGGATGGCGGCCAAGGGTCAGGCCGACGTCAACACCCAGGCCGACAACCTGCAGGGCCAGCAGCGCAGCGACCTCGCCAACATGATCGAGCAGCAGCGGCAGGCCAAGGCGTACGCCGCCCTGGGCAAGGACCCGCAAGGCAACCCGATGGGCGGCGGCGGCTCCGGCTTCCAGATGCCCCCGAGCGACCCGATGGCGTATGCCGGCGGGATGTAGGAGCCTTCCATGTCCGCCTACGACGACGCTATCGAGGCGATCCTGGGCGGCCTGCCTGCCCCGGACTACTCGACCCAGGCCAGGACGGCCGCCTTGCGGCAGCAGCCTATGGCCCCGCCGGGCGGCGCGCTGCCGCCAGGAGGGGGCGCAGGGGCTCCCCAGATGTCCCCGCCCAGGGTCGGCGGTGCCTCGGACTCCTGGGGCGATCCGGTCAAGACCGGCGTCACGGGCTCCTGGGGAGATCCCATTCCTACCCCGCCGGCTGCCGCAATGGCACCGCCAAGCCCTCAAACGCCGCCGCCTGGGGGTCTACCCCCAGGATGGTCGCAAGGCTCTCCTGGAGGCTCTGCTGGCTCCGGCGGCCTGCCCATGTCGGTGCGTGCGTCGGCCACGACCCGGCCGCCGGGCATGCCGCCCTTCCAGGCCGGGCCGGGCTCGATCCCGACCCAGCCGGGGCCGGCAGCCTCGCCCGTGTACGACTCCCTGGAATCCGACCGCACCCGGCTGATGGCCGAGCGCGAGCGGGCTTTAAAGATGCAGGAGGAAGCTCTCAAGCCGGCGGACATGAGCAAGATGGAGAAGTTTGCCCAGCAGCGTGGCGAGGCCGGCAACCAGGGACTGGTGATGGCACTGCTGGCGCGGCAGGCCGGGAAGAACTTCGACCCGCTGCAGCAGCACTTCATGCAGCAGTCGGCGGCCGCGCACGAGCCCATGAAGATGACCGGGGGCACGCTCACCGACCAGGGTTTCGTGGAGGACCCGGCCTACGCCCAGAACCTCGCCTACCAGCGCGCCGACGCCCGGCTCAAGGCTCTGGACACCGCGCTACAGGGCAACCTGACCCTGCAGTCGCGGGCCGACCTGGAGCGGCAGCGCGAGATCGCGGCGAAGGAGCGCACCGACGCCCAGATCGAGGGCCGCTACGAGACCCGGCAACTGGCGGCGGCCATTGCCGGCGGCGGTGCCAATGCCGGCGTCAACACGCTGGTCGGCACCGACCCCGACACCGGAGCCCAGGTCTTCCACAACAACCGGACGAACGCCAGGACGACCTACGACCAGCGCGGCAACCTCGTGCCCTACCAGAAGCCCGAGGTGGTCGCCACTGGGCAGAAGAGCGGCAAGGGCACGACGGACCCGCAGGTCACGCTGGATCTCCTCGGCGACATCGCCAAGGTGCTGCCCAAGGCCACCCACAGCGGGTTCGGGGAACACCTGGACAAGGCTCTGCAGTACGTCGGCCGCGACACCGAGGGCGCGAACGCTGCCCAGGCACTGGAGCCTATGGTCGGGCGGCTCATCTCCGCGATGCCGCGCATGGAGGGTCCGCAGTCCGACAAGGACGTCGAGCTTTACAAGCGGATGGCCGGCGATCTCGCCAACCGTGGGCTGCCCATCCCGACACGGCAGGCTGCGCTCAAGTCGCTTCAGGACCTCACCCTCAAGTACAGGTCGGGCCAGTTCATGAAGCCCAACGCCACCCAGGGCACGGTGCCGGTCGAGCATTCGGCGAGCCAGGGCGGCGGCGGCGGCCTTCCTGCCG